CAGAAGGTCACTGGCCATCTGATGGAGCAGATCGAGGGCGGCAACCATCAAGCCACCGCATTTTACCTCAAGAACCGAAGGCCAACGGAATGGAATGACATCCAGAGCGTGGCTGCAATCCAGGTGAATCTGGGCAAGCTGTCTGACACTCAGCTGCTTGATGAGCTGCGCGGCGATGAAACGATTGCTCATGCCGTAGCAAACGAACTGCCAGAGCTGGAAGGTATCAACGATGTATCAACGCATGGCACTGGCTGAACAAATCCCTGCAATATCAGTAGGTTATGACTTAGGTAATCGGGTTGTGAACCCGCGTAGTGATGTCGAAGTGCTGCTGCGCCCCCTGGATCCTGACGGTACGGCTGGCGAAATGGAGCTGGGCCTGGTCATGGATTCTTGGACGCGTGGGGTGGCAGATGACTCGCCTTGGAATCCCCAGGTCGGCAGAGGCCGCGGCGGGGTGGCCCGCACCCCCGTACCCCCCCATATCACCCTTTACTACCACGACACACTCCTCAAAAAAAATCTTCCCAATATGAGCATTATGGTCGCATGTGATCCTTCTGCTCCCTCTGCCGTTTGGGGCTGGTGCGCGTATTCGCCGGAGGTGCTGCATTACGTGTACGTGAAGAGTGCATTTCGGCGGATGGGAATAGGCGGGGCGATGATACGGGATTTGTTGGATAACGGGATATTTTCGGATGCCGGAGAGATTTGTTGCAGCCATAGAACGGCGGGATTATTTAGGGCGTGGCCGGAGGTGAGATGGTTGTGGAACCCTTACAAGATTTTGGGTTTGTAGTGCGTGTATTGAATTTATATGCAGGATTAGGCGGGAACCGCGCTAATTGGGAAGGCGTTGAGGTAACCGCGGTTGAATACGATCCTAAGATTGCGGAAGTATATCATGATCGTTTCCCAGAAGATGAGCTGTTTGTTGGCGATGCTCATGAATTTTTAGAAAAAAATTATAGCGAATTTGATTTTATATGGAGCAGCCCGCCGTGTCAGACGCACAGCAGTTTTCGACAAAATATTAATGTGAGATTTAAAGGAACAGAGGCAAAATTTCCAGACATGAAGCTGTACCAGGAAATAATATTTTTAAAGCATAATTTTGAATCGGGGAAATGGGTTATAGAAAATGTAAATCCGTATTATGACGTTTTGATTGAACCATCAAGAAAACTAGGGCGTCATTTATTTTGGAGTAATTTTTTTATTGAACCCAAAGTCATGAAGCATTCGGAAAAAATTAGAGAGGCCCAAATACCTCAGCTTCAAGCGTACCATGGTATTGATTTGTCAAATTTTGATATAGCCAATAAAAGGCAAATATTGAGGAATTGTGTAGATAGGGAAATAGGTAAGCATGTTTGGGATTGTGCAAAAAAAAGTAGTCAAAACATAATTCAGTTACCGTTATTTAGCGCGGTAAACTAGAAAGATATTTTATGAAAGAATTAGCAAAGATTCAATTTTCGAAATATTTGCAGATACCGAGTGCTGGCGGCGGAGAGTCTTTACGTGCGTCAGATTCCATTTCCATCGATTTTTGTGATGCGGATCGGCTGGTATATATCACGGCAACGAATCCGGCGGATGGCGTGGTGAGTAGACGCATAGTTCCATTGGAGAATGTGATGATGATGGAGCTGATGGAAGATTTTGAAACGGCACAGAAACAGAAGGAAGAGATTGGCAGGAAGTCCGAAAAAGCGAGCGCGCAGGGAAGCGAGGGCGGATCTGGGTTGGACGCCAAGGCAAAGGGCGCTGGCCGAGGAAGCAGTAAGAAGGGTCCGAGCAAAAAAGGCGGTTCAGGAAAAGCTTGAGGCGGTACGTGCTGCAATGGTGCGAAGTCTCCATGAGCAGCAGCTCAGTTTTTTTGAGGACACGGCTAAGAAGAGATTAGCGCGATGCAGCCGGAGAGCAGGGAAAACGCATTTGGCAGCAATTGGGTTGGTGGATGCAGCAGTCAAGTTTCCTGGAACATTGGTTCCTTACATCACGCTGAGTATTAAGAATGCGAGAAGGATTTTATGGACCACGCTGAGGCAGCTGGAAGGGCGTTATGCGATGGGCATGGAGTTTTTGGAAAATGCGCTGACGGTGAGGTTTCCGAATGGCAGCCAGATCATTTTGGGCGGTTGTCAGGACAGGGAGGAAGTTGACAAGTTTCGAGGCCCCGCGTATGGCCGGATCATTGTGGATGAAGCGCAGTCGATCAAAACCTCGATTTTGGAGAATCTGATAGATGATGTTTTGGAAGCGGCAACCATCGACCTTAATGGAGAAATGTGGCTCTTTGGAACGCCTAGTGCGAGTGCAAGCGGTTATTTCCATGACGCAGACCAGCTCAAGCGTTCTCCCTGGAAAAGTTTCTCATGGACGTTATTGGAGAATCCGCACCTTGCTGGGGCGCGTGAATGGTTGGATCGGCGGAAGGAAGAAAACGGATGGGAGGAAGATGATCCCACATTCCGGCGGGAATACTTAGGGCAATGGGTCAGGGATGAAAACTCTCTGGTTTATAATTTCAAGAAAAAGCGCAACCTGGTGGAAGAGCTGCCAGAGGTTCATTGGCAATATGGTCTGGGCATTGATTTGGGTTTCTCCGATGCAACGGCGCTGGTGGTTATATGTTGGTCTGAAGAAGTGCCGGAAACTTACGTGGTCGATGTGGAAAAGCATCACGGGTTTGCTGTTGATGATATTGCTCGGCGTGTACGATGGCTGGAAGCAGAGTATGGATTCGATAGAATCGTGGCAGATACGGGGGGATTGGGGGTCATGATCATCGAGGAATTGAACCGAAGGCATTCGCTGAGTATTGAGGCGGCAAAAAAACGTCAGAAGTATGATCACATAGAGCTGATGAATGCGGATCTGAAGAAAGGGAAGCTGCTGGTTTGGGAAAATGAAGGAACCAAGGCCCTGGTTGATGAGATTGAGCTGCTGGAATGGGATCACGTTGAGAGATCGAAAGGCAAATGGGTGGAAGCGGCAACGTGCGAAAACCATGCTTGTGACGCGTTGCTGTATATCTGGCGGGAATCGCTGGGATTTTTACATACGCCAGAGGATCCGATTCATGTGGTTGGCTCGGATGGCTGGTTTCAGGCCGAAGAAAGGCGCATGGAAGAGGCGGCTTTGGCGCAGATTGATGATGAACCTACCGAATGGTGGGAATTTGAACCTCAGATGGTGAACTGACATGGCAAAAACTGGACTTTATTCGAATATTCACAAAAAGAGAAAACGGATCAAGCGGCAAAAAGCTGCCGGAAAGACGCCGGAGAAGATGCGGCGGCCTAATAGCAAGGGCGCTCCGACTGATGCAGCCTTCAAACGTAGCGCCAAGACTGCGAAACGCAACAAAAAACGATAATGGCAACATACCGAGGCCGAAAGGTCACTCTCAATAAGCCGATCCGCACCAGCGGGGAGAGCAAAGCGTTTAAGGTGTATGTCAAAGACGGATCAAAGGTCAAAATTGTGCGTTTTGGCGATCCAAAAATGCGAAATCGCAAAAATAACCCTGGCGCCAGGAAGAATTTCAGGGCCAGGCACAACTGTTCTAACCCTGGACCGAAAACAAAGGCCCGATATTGGGCTTGCCGGAGCTGGTAATGGCCAAAAACCCGAATCAAGCAGCTGCATCCTCTGGATATTGGGAAAATCTGCGCCGCCAGAGGCGTAGAGAGCAAGAACAGAGGGGCCAAATCACTCAAGAGGGTTTGAAAAACTTAGTTTTAGGCCGTATTGCTGGTGCGTTGGGTCTTGGACCTGACATTGCGGAGTTTACAACGCCGCCGCTGGTCACTCCACCGTCATCACTGAAAGCAAAATCAATGCGCCCGTTTCCCGCGGGTATGACGAAGGGCGAAATGCCGCCGAAAGACGGGAAAGGGTTGGAATATAAATATACCTCAGCGGATTTAGGTCGGCGGATGGGTATTTCACCAGCGGAGCAGATCGTGGGTGATGTCATGGGACCAGGTGCGCCCGTTTCCGCACTAACCAAAGGCGCAGCTGCTGCCGTGAAGGGATTAAATCTTTCTGATCTTGCTGCTGCATCCTCGGCATTGGTAACTGGAATCTTTGCCGGAAAGCGTGCCAGGAATTTGCCGAAACTGAGCTATGACCGCGCCCTGGAAGGCGAAAAAGCGGGATTGAGTAAGTACCAGATTTA